TCCCAGCTGGTATCAATGTAATATGTGGGTGATCGAAGAGATCTTCTGCATCTCTTAATAAGTGGTTTACTGCACATATAGAATTATCAGAATGGACTGAATGTATGATCTTGCCAGTTGGGTCTACAAGTATAGCGACAAACATGGTAATCCTCCTGTGGGATTAACCCATTATACCAGTCTGTGTTTTAAAGAGGTGTTGTATGTGTATATGTCTATATGCTCTTGATTATAAGAAACAAGTGGCGGATCCTGGGCAAGGATCGGGCAATAAAAAACCCACCCCCGAAGGGGTGGGCTTGATCGGACTTAGGCGGTGGGCAACTCAAGTTCGAGTTGGGCGCTTGGTGCGGGGAGGGCGTAGACTGCCACATTCGAATTCCCCACTTTCTCGCGCGTGACAACGGGGAAGACCGGCACATTGGTGCGGGTGTATTTGCCGCGCTTCCAATCGTGGATGGCGTTGGCGACGACTGCGGGCGTGGTATTCGCGCAAGTGGCGAGTGTTTCCTTTGTGGCGGGTCCATACAACTCGAGTGCAATATACACGCGCTCGTGGCAGTGTGCGCCAAAAACCTTTGTGACGAACTGTGATTTCTCGATAATCATGACACTACCTCTCCAGGTGGTGGGTTTAAGGGCTAAATACTTCCGTATTTAGTGTAGCCATTATAACCCCGCGGGTGTTAAGCCGGTGCGAAGGTAGTGTTAAATTACCGCTATATACCGAATCGGTATAAAGCCATAGTGGGGTGGGGTCGAGTGGCGTTTTCTACCACTTAGTGGCGGGATTCACCACCCCACCCCGCCACCACTTGAACTGGCGAGATACACCACACATTGGCGAGATTAACCAGTGGCGAATTACGCCACAAAGTGGCGAGCTTCACCACAGGCCTGGTGCTGTGGTGGTGTAGTGGTGTAGTGTGGTGGTGGTGTAGTGCTGTACTTAGGTATAGCACTACACCACCGCGGGGTGTGGGCAAGTGGGACGCGGCAATGTGGGGCCCCCGGTCTTTCACAGCCCAGCCCACCATACCTCAGATAGCCTTACGGTCATTTTCTATTCCTATTAAAAATCTCTATGCAATATAGAACTATATCTATATCTGCAGTTCTCTTCTATTATATACTATTTCAAACTATAATGGTGTATCAGGGTTCTTCGTGATATACTATCTATATGAACAACGTTTTCATGGACTTCGTTGCAAGATACTATAGCGCTCCCACTGAATTCATTCAGAATGTGTTACGTATGGAACCTGATCCCTGGCAGGCTGATCTCTTAGAGGATGTTGCCGCAGGGGGTCGACTGATCAGCGTGCGATCTGGCCACGGTACAGGAAAGTCCACAGGGTTAGCAATGGCTACCGTATGGTTCGCCTGTACAAGATATCCTTTTAAGGTTGTCATGACTGCGCCTACCGCCCCTCAGCTCTATGATGCTTTATGGGCTGAAACGAAATCGATGTTCAAGAAACTGCCCGCTGCTCTTCGTCCTCTTTTCGAAATAAAATCTGATAGGATAGTTCTTGCTGCTGCGCCTGAGGAAGGGTTCATTTCAGTCAGGACTTCTACCAAAGAAAAGCCTGAGGCGTTAGCGGGCGTGCATAGCGAACATGTACTGTTGATCGCAGACGAGGCGCCAGGTATTCCTGAAGAGGTTTTTGAGTCAGCGCAGGGATCGATGTCTGGCTTTAATGCTACGACGATATTGACTGGCAACCCTACTCGATTGAGCGGGTTGTTCTATAGAACGCATCATGAATTGAAAGATGACTGGAAGTTATATCATATAGACGCGTCGAAGTCGAAGAGGGTTGACAAGCGATTCGTCGAGCAGATCAGAAAGACCTATGGCGAAGAGAGTAACCAGTACAGAGTTCGAGTGCTTGGGGAATTTCCGCTTACTGACGACGACACATTGATAAGTCGCACTTCAGTTGAGGCTGCGATGAATCGAGATATCGTTGTGCCGAAGACTGGGGTAGGGCGTCTGTGGATGTGCGACCCTGCGCGGTACGGCACTGACAGGACTGTGATCGGCGAGAGAATCGGATCCGTCGTGACTTGGCTTGAACAGAAGCAGGGCATGAGTACGATGGCCATTGTCGGCTGGATAAAGCATAAGTACGATGCGGCGAACAATGACGACAAGCCAGATGAGATATTGATTGATGTGATCGGCGTGGGTGCAGGTGTCGTCGATCGCTTACTCGAGCTTGGACTCCCTGTAACAGGTATCAACGTCAGTGAGTCCTCGCTCGTTCTTTCTGATGGCTACAAATTGCGCGATCATCTCTGGTTGGAATACAGGCATTGGTTGGAAAGCGGGATAGGGAAGTTGCCAAAATCTCGTGAGTTGGTGGAGGATAGCATTTCGCCGACTTATTCTTTCATGTCCAATGGAAAGTTGAAGATCGAGAGCAAAGAAGAGATGAGACGTAGGGGAAAAAGGTCCCCCGATCTAGCGGATTGTGTGGTATTATCGTTTGCTAGCGAGCCCGCGACCATTATAACGGGGCGCAAAGCGAACAAGAAGGCGATTAAACGTCGGCTCATTGGCTACGGCTGAGAGAATTAACCATGCCTATCACAACGATTAACGCTAGACAGATAGATCAGATGTCTGCCGCGATGGAAGCGGGAGAATTCGAAGAAATAGATGTGGAATCCAGTGATTCTCGCGGGCGTGAGCCCGGAGTTACCCCCGAGGATTTACCAGGATTACTGAAGACTATGATCGAAGACGCAATTAGTTACGCGGAAGAAGAAGTTGCGGGTAATAGAGAGGAATGGCAGACTGCGTATCGCGGAAAATCGCTAGCAGGTGATAAAGATCTTGACCAGACCAGATCCAGGGTTGTGAGTCGCGACGTGCATGACACTGTTCACGCAATTTTGCCGAGTTTGCTACGTGTCTTTTTCGGTTCATCCTCAGTTGTTGAGTATGTGCCGATGTCGCCAGAAGACGAAGAGAGCGCGAAGCAAGCGACGGACTACGTAAACCACATCGTACTGCAGAAAGACAACGAAGCCTTCCTGCTTTTTTATAGCGTGTTCAAGGATGCGCTGATTAAAGCGTTGAGTCCTGTCAAGTGGTGGTGGGATGAGTCGTTCAAGATAGAAGGCACGGAGTATTCTGGGCTGACACAGCAAGAATTTGTGAATCTCGTCGGTGATCCCTGGATTATCGACATCTACAACTACGAAGAAATTCCAAGCCAACTCGGCCAGCCTTTGATCAGCTGTTGCGTAACTTATAAGCGCTCCACTGGTGGGCGTGTAAAGCTATGCGCAGTTCCTCCAGAGGAAAGACTGATCAATCGCGATGCGCGAAGTCTGGATGACGCGACATTGTGGGGCCATCGTCGTGATATGACGATTTCTGAGTTGGTTTCGATGGGATTTGTCTACGAACAGCTCGTCGAAATGTCTGGTAACACTGAGAATGCGACGAACACTGAGAAGGTTGAAAGGTATGACAACCAGGGTTCGCTCAATGACAAAACTCGTAGCGATCTTGATCCGTCACAATGGAAAGTGGACGTTGTCGAAGCGTATGTCAACGTAGACTTGGATGCAGACGGGATTGCGGAGCGGTATAAGATATGGTGTGGCGGTTCCAACTGGGAAATCCTTGAAAAGGATGATGGCGACCTGGCTATCGATCTATGGGACGAGATTCCAGTAAGCGAATTCTGCCCAGATCCAGAACCACATATGGCTACAGGTCACAGCGTTGCCGAAAATGTGACTGACGTGCAGCGGATTAAGTCAAATCTGCTACGCGGCGCCCTCGACAGCTTGTCGCGTTCTATTTTCCCGCGAGAAGAAGTTGTCGAATCTGCGGTCAACATGGATGACGTGCTGAATCCTGAGATTGGTGCTGTGATTCGTGCCAAAGCGCCTGGAATGATCAGGGAAATCACTACACCATTCATGGGCAAAGAATGTCTTCCGCTTCTTGGTTACATGGACGAACTGAAAGCGAATCGCACTGGAATTAGCGCCACCACGCTTGGCTTGAATCCCAAGTCTTTGCAGAGCGCCACGCATGACGCCGTGGAGAATTCAGTTACGGCGGCGCAAAGCCAATTGGAAATGGTGGCTCGCATTTTGGCCCAAACTGGAATGACTCGCTTGTTCAAAGGGATTCTGAAATGCATCACTCAGAACCAGGACAAAGTGAGTATGGTCAGATTGCGGAATAATTGGGCTCCAATTGATCCGCGTGCCTGGAATGCTGGGATGGATGCGATTGTAACCACTGCACTCGGCCGTGGCACTGAAGGTTCGAAAATGGCGATGCTGAATGCGATCGCTGAACGCCAATGGACAGCGATCACTGTGCTCGGACAGCAGAATCCTATCTGCACGTTGGCAGAGTATCGCGAGACTTGCGCGGAAATGGTAGGGCTAACTGGTTACTTTAATCCAGATCGCTTCTTCCTGCCTGTGCAAACTTCACAGCAGTTGCAACAGTTCTTCCAGCAGTTCCAGCAAGGGCAACAGCAATTGCAGCAGTTGCAACAGCAAGTGGGGATGCTCAGTGCCGAACTCAACAAGCGTAGCCAGGCCGCGGCGAATAAGGACTTGGCCACTGCGGGTAAGGCTCAAGCTGAAACTACACAGGTTATTGTCGAGACTGCACAGCTGGCTGCTGGAGCAAACGTAGATCCAGGTGCAGCCAAAGACGAGATAAGGGCTATCACAGTTGGACGCTGAGACTCGTGCAAAATGCACATTAGCGAATCAGTTGCTGGGAGACCCGGAATTTAATGCTTTGCTTTCAGAAATGGAAGATGATACAATAGAATCCTTCACTTCATCTCAGCCGAAAGATGTTGAAGTACGTGAAAATGCGTACGCTGACATGAAGGCGATTGGAAGGCTCCGAGCAAAACTGAAAAGTTACTCGGATAACTTTAAGCTCGATGAACATCGGAATAGGAGAAAGACAGATGCCCTTTAACGTAGACGGTTCCGGAACCGAGACAGAACATGTCAGTTCCGAAGACACCGCAGAACAGCAATTTGGTAATCTACTCGACCTAGGTCGAGAGCCCAATCCTGCTGTTGGGGTAGCGAGTAAGGTTGGAGCAGAACGTGCTGCTTCTGGAGAAGAACCTGAGGAATATGCTTCACAGGACTCTCGAGGCCCAGCAGACGAAGGAGCTACAAGCGCTGACGTAGGTGACAATTCTGTAGATGACGGCGATGGCTCAGTCTTCGAATTCACCATCAATGGCGAGAAGCGCGAAGTCACGCAACGTGAACTTCAAGATAGCTTTATGTTCCAGTCTGATTACACGCGCAAGACTCAGCAGTTGGCGGAACAGCGTAAGCAGTTTCATCAACATGCCGAGGCTGTAGTCCAGGAACGTCAGCAGTATGCTCAATTGCTTGGCGCCTTGGAACAGCACCTTAACCAGCTGCAGGGCGCCGAGCCAGACTGGGCTACATTGGTGCGTACTGACCCGATCGAGTATCAGGCACAGCGCGCCATGTGGGATCAGCGGCAGCAGCAATTACGAGCGGCACAGCAAGAGCAACAGCGTGTGATGGAGCAGAACCAACGCGAATACAGAGCGCGAGTTCAAACTCACATGCAAACGCAACGTGATGCGTTGCTTCAAGCCCGACCGGATCTTCGAGATTCCCAAGTTGCACAGCGTTTCCAAGTTGAGATCATGGACTATGCTAACAAGTCTTACGGCTTCACTCCGCAGGACATTGGTAGTCTGATGGATCATCGAGTATTCCTGGTACTCGACAAAGCAAGACAATGTGATATGCTGCAAGCAGCGGGTACTCAGAAGGCTGTGAAGGTGAAACAGCAACCAACGATGCGTCCTGGGTCTGCCAAGGGCGCGCAGACTACGGCTGTCCGCAAGTTGAATGACGCCAAAAAGCGGTTGCGCGCAAGCGGAGACATCCGCGATGCTAGCGCAGCATTTGAGACACTTCTGTAGGAGTACATTGCAATGCCGAAGGTAGATGATGCCTTTACCACATACGACGCCCAGGCGAATCGTGAAGATCTGTCCGATATTATCTACAATATCGATCCGTTCGACACGCCAATCATGACTGCGATTGGTCGCCGCAACATCTCGAATGTGGTGTTCGATTGGCAGACCGAAGATCTGCCAAATGTTGATACCGCCGCAGACCTGGAAGGTTTCGAGCTTGCTCGCGCTGCAGCAACCCCGACTGTTCGTCAGACGGGCGTGGCGCAGATCAAGCACCGAGACGCAACGGTTTCCGGCTCACAGGATGCAGCCAACCCCGCGGGAAAGCGGAAGGAGATGGCGCATCAGATGGCGCTTGTCAGTAAAGCGCTCAAGCGTGATTGCGAGAAAATCATGTTTGGCACCGCCCAGGTTGCAGCCACCGGCAGTGCCGCGGTTGCCCGCACCACCCGCGCGTTCGTTAACTGGATTTACACCAATACGACTTTCCAGTCTGGCGCATTGGGAGCAGATCCTATTCCTGGTACCAACACGCCCGTTGTCGATGACGGAGTTCCAGTGGCGTTCACTGAAGACATGCTGAACGACACCCTGGAGCTGTGCTACATGAATGGCGCTGAGCCTTCATTGCTCTTCGTCAACGCACACAACAAGCGCGTTGTGTCAACGTTCCTGGGCCGTACCTCTGCTCGCCAGATGATTGCGGCGAACAAGGTGGTCAATAGCGTGACGCTCTATGCGTCTGACTTCGGGGATCTGAAAGTGTTGCCCCATCGTTGGATGCGCGGAAGCGATGCGTTCCTGATCGATCCGGCCTACGCGCGAGTTGCGTATTACCGCAAGTTCCAGCGTTCACCGATCGCCAAGATTGGCGATGCCGACACGGAAATGATCTTGACCGAGTTCGGTCTCCAGGTCGACAACGAAGCAGCACACGGCGTGATTCGCGATTTGGTCGCCGCGTAACACTTCGAGCGGAAAACGGGGTACAAT